TTAAGAATAGTTGTAGCAGATTGGTTCTGGAGAGTATTTGCTTTGATAATCTCTTTGACTGGCGTCATGAACTGATACTCAATAGCTAGCGAGGACAGTTGCTGACGCGAATTACTATTTGCCATCGTCTCCGAGAATTCTGTCTTCGTTTTATTGCCTTTCTGAAACTGGCCGCGATCCACTTTATTCTGGCCACTAGCTTGGTCTGCCATCGCAGAAATCATTTCAGACATTTGCAAATTACTACTGCTATTGTCTTCGCGGTAAGGAATCTGATATAGTGCACGTGCAATTGCATTGTCATCCTTAGCCATTGCGGCATTACGCAGAGGAATACGAGAGACTGAGGATATTGGATCAATATCTTTCTTGTCAATCAGCCGTGGATTGTAGACAAGACGATCGAATATTAGACGCCGCTTAGATTCTAGTGAGATATTCCAAAGCGCGCTGCTCATATCTTGGAATGGCAACGCGTTATCTAGCATTGACTGCGTTTGATAGCCAAGGCCATCTTCGTATGGTTGCATCACAACTACAGGCAACAAATCATGTGCAGTATTCATTTCCTCTGCGAATATGACGTGTTGCCAGTTTACAATAAGGCAGCGGTATACTTTAGCTATGTTTCCCCGGGCGCCGAAGTCACTGGGAAGTGCGCGGCAGAAGAAGTGAGTTAACACGTAGCTATCTTTGTAATTGATGTTTGTACCATCGCGGCGGCTTGCTGATAACCCCATCCACTGACTCCAATTACCGCTAGTTAGTGTAGTGCTGCCAAGATTTAGGTACTGGTTAATCTCTGGGGTGTGATATGACATTCCAGAACTTGTGTCCTGAGTTGCTCCTGCAAACTGGGATTCAAATGCTGCGGTAGCATTCGTAGTCATTTGCGGATCGAGGACACTAAGCAAGCGCTTTAGTTGCACCCGGCTAATGAGAGTATTCCAGCCAAAGAATTCACCTTCTGTGTGCAGATTCGACGGTGCTACTGTCATGTCCATAAAACAGTTGTACGGATCGAGTCGCTCAATGCAGTTACCACCGTAACTGTACTCGTTAAGCTTCGCAAGCCCAGCGGAAGAAATAGAAGTATCTGTAGTGACTTGTTTCAGTGGAGTCTTCTTCCACGTCACGGCTGCCACACCAAAATTGTACTTGAAACCATCACGGAATACTTTGATGAGTTCCCGTGCCCAGCCGTAATGTACAGACTGCTGCCCGAGCGTAGTTTCAAACTGCATAGCAGCATCTTGGTTCTTGGGATAACTGACTACGCCGAAGATTGGATAGCTGGTGAGATAAACGCCTGCTTGATACGCAACAGCACTTTCAATTTGCGGCATTACGATTGGTACAGTCATGTCCTGCACTTTACGTGCGTCACCAGACATGTTTGCACGTACTGCTCTGATGTGTTCGGCGGTAGTGTTCAGCTGGCGCTGATATGCCCTGTCACGATAGCGTAGAAGCGACCGAAAATCAGACAGGCTGGATGATTGGCGCTCAGCACAGCTTTTTGCGTATTGAAGCAACTCAACACGTTGAGGAATACTAAGCGTGTTGATGATTGAAATAGGAGAATTAGTAGCCATGATTTGGTCTTTCGCTTGGTTGCTTGGTTGGAAATTAAAATGGACACTCAGCCACATCTGCATGGTAGCTTGTACCGGCGTAACTATCAGTATCGAATGTTGTCTTGACCATCAATCCACTGTAAGTTTGCATCATCTCATCAACGTAGCCGATGGGATCTATTATGTCATCTGTGTTACTAATAACCATAGGATTCCACTCTATAATTTGGCTTATGACTACGCTGCGCACAGCCGGGGCTAAGTATATTTCACCGGCTATTAGAGAAAGTAAGCCGCGCTTTATGCGGTTATTCTTAGCTTGCCCTTTTGGGCTCAGTTCTACGAATTCAAATCCGCTAATTCCGTTTTCTGTACAGTAATGGTTGAACCAAAAGAGCAGTGTGGATTGATACGCAACACCTTCAACACCAATAAGTCTAGTGTTATTTGTGAGGCCCATGGTGATGGCTGCTTCAATAGTTTCCAGTGGACTAAACGTCCCTGCGGCAAGTTGGTTAAATATTGGCTTACCGTCGATTACGTCGTAATGTGAGATTGTACAATCATCCCCTGTTTTCTTGCCGCTGCTAGGATCGATAAGAATAAAGGAGCCTTCTGCTTCATTGTTTGCTAGAAGCTCTAAATAGTAATCAGGTAACAGTGGTATCTTTGTTATGTCGATACCGGAAGGTGGAGCAATATCGGTGCTATTAAGTATTTCACTAATGAAGATTTCTGGGTGGCCCATTTCTAAGTCAGACTGATACTCTGCTATGAGTTCCTCAGCCGGGCGGAGTTCTTCCCACAGGCTAGTTCCGTCACTTAGTAAACCACCTACCACAAGTGATGTCCACTGGCTATTATTCTTTAGCGCCTGTAGGATACAGTTCTGCGGATACATGTTTCCTACATAGATGTATGTACAGCCACTGTTGCTACGTGCCTTCATCAACGTGCCAAGAATCCACTTGAGCAAGTCATCAGCTAGTTCTTTGTTTTCCGAGTCCTCGCGTTTCTGTACGTCGTCAAGAATGATTACGTCTGGCCGGGCGCTTTTCCGGTTGATACCACGAACTGCGGTCCCGGCGCCTACGGCCTTCAGGATGATGGTGCGGCCACGAAATGTGAATACCTTCTGCTCTTTCGTATCTTCTTCAATATCAAATTGCCAGTTACCAAATAGAGTTCTTATATTTCTAGAAGATAGCATGTCACAGATATCTGCTAGCGTGTTTGTGGCCAGTTTCTCCGCGGCGCCGACAATCAGTATAAACTTACGATCACTGAATAAGATGTACCAGACACAAAGAAGTTTTAAGAATGTAGTCTTTGCGAACCCGCGGGGGATACCAATTGCGAATCGTTCAATTTTACTTTTAAACGCTGTTAGCAGTGAGAAAAGAGCTACATAAAATGGTGGAAACCCAAACGTAAACTCTGTTGGGTCAACGAGCATACCAAGGAAGTTAATATCCTTACGTGATAGTTCCGCAGCGTCTGTGCTGTCTGTGGAAATTTCTGTTAGCTGCGCGCTGCGCGGTTGTACGGTTTCCATGTGTGGTGTGTACGTCTGCTCGTTTATATGATTGACTTGATTGAGCTGATTGACTTGATTGGCTTGACTGACTTGACTGACCTGATTGTGGCCGAGCGGCTTAGCCGCGGCGCGAGTTACTTTCCAAGCGTTTTCATGAGGGAATCAATTAGTGCAGCTTGCTGACTGATAACTTGTAATGCTTGCTGCATAATAGCGCCGTGGCCAGTATCGGCATCGCTCATTTCATCTGAGTCTTCTTGCATAGATTCCTGGTCAGCTACTTCGTTGATTTCAAAACTAGCAAGATCGCCAGTCAGCGCGCCGGTGCTAGGTGGAGATTCCCACGGATTAAATATTTTTGCCACTATCTGCTCCTTACGGAATAAGAATTAGCTTAAGAACTGCCACAATTAACGCCGTGAATACTAACCAGACTAGTTTGCTCATATTGGCGTTAATACCTTTGAGTTGCTCTTGGATAGATTCCATACCGTGCTCAAGTAACGCAATTCTGATGCTGTGATCTTCGGCGCGGCGCCGCTCTTCGTGGCTAAGTATGGAGTCAGTTGATTGTGTCATGATGTTTACTGGCGTGTGGATATGTGGTGCTTAGAGGATATCTGCACTTAACGCAGTAGGAAGTCTACGGACATTGCGCCCGACTGGTTGCCTGTTGTTAATTGGAAGTACTTGCTCCAAGATTCCAGCCGCGCGTTGTAAAGTTGTTAGTTTTGGCTGCTGCATAGTGCCACTGGCGCGCTTGGCTAGTAAGATATCAAGTGACTTAGCCGTAGCTGTGACCATAGTCTGACCTTCTACTTCTACAATCTCGTTAGATGTGTTTACTACGTACCGAGCTGCGGCTGCAGCCGGCAGTGTCAGATTTACCGTGATATTGGTACTGCTGTCTACGGGCGCGGCAAAGGCATCAGCACGCTTCCGGGCGCCATTAAGAATACGAAAAGCAGCCATTGCTTGTCCCATGTTTGCGAATGGCAGGTTCTTTTCAATCTTCTCAAGTGCCATGAGTTCTGCGCGCTCAAGCGTAGTGTCAAATACTACATCTGCTTCGATCTTTCCAGCTGCGTGTGTGGAGATTAATTGCGCCAGTTCCGGGTCAGCCCGCAGCTGCGAAATGTAGCTTTCAGATACTCCTGCGGCCGCGGCTACTTGAGTAGCAGATATGCCTTGGGATAACAGCGCAATGATATGTTCTTTAGTTGCGTTCATGGCTTATTAACCCTTGGTGCGTAGAAATTGAGTAATGATTGTATGTCTGGAGC